TCAGCATCTGGATCAATTGTGGCAGACTGGGTGCCGACCACGATGTTTTCGGGAAGCGTGATCGTGTTTGCGTTCCCGGTGTAGTCCCGATCGGTCTTGTCGATGGCAACGCAGCGCGCAGAAATGACCTCGCTCAGATAGGTACTACCTCCGGTCTGGTATCGGAATACCTCGTTCAACGTCGGAGATCCCGGCGTCACGGAGAACGCCCAGACGTTTTTCGAATCTCCAGTAGGCTGCGAGTTCCAGTATCCCGGAATCCAGAACGTTCCATCGCTGTCTACATCGACTCGTGGATGCTTGTAGACGTAGTCCTGAACAGTACCGCTGGAGTTCATTGAAAATGAAGCCAGCAAAGAACAAGACGGGCCGGAGTCTTCGAACACATTCACGGTGGGCGCGTCCGTTTCAACTGACGAGTCAAACGGACCAATGCCCATGACTCGGTCGCCGTGCGAGGCTACGGCATAGCCAACGCCAGCCTGAGATTTGACCCATCGGATGCCACGCTGGAAGTTCCACTTGCACATCAGCGCGTCCGGCGATGTCCAGACGATGCCGTCGATGTCCGCCGACGCAGCTCGGCTGACGGAAGGCGGCCCGCCAGTAATCCCGACGTTCTGACGGGCTGGCGTCGAGTACGGATGCGAATACTCGGATTGCCCGATGCTCCCGATGCCCATGTTCGTGTTTGTCCACACGGGCTGCGTGTCCGGCGTTCTTCCTCCACGATCAAGAAGATGAGCGATCCCGTACTTCCACGCGAAGTATCCCTCGATCTTCTCGAGCTCGGTGTCGCTCGAGCTGTTGAACGCCGGGTTCGTGTCGATGGCGTTTGAGTTGTAGTCGGGGAACGTGCAAACCTTTTTGAGGCTATCCCCTTCGTCCGTGTAGCGTCGGATGACGAACATCTCGTAGATGTCCGCATCCAAGCCCTTCATAACGTTCGTCAGGTTGAGGCGGATGGGATCGAATGACGTGCTTCCTCCACGCGCTGTAGAGTCCGTTGCCGCCAAAGCACCGATTACGCTTCGGTTGCCCGTGTCCGATCGGATCTTAAGCCCCTGCCATTGATTGATCGGGACACCGTTGACACGCACCTGAGAAACTGAGTAGTCAGAGTCGCAGTCTTCGTTGTCGCGAAGAACCGTGATGATGGCCATGTTGCTGCCGTTGTCGGAACGACCGCGAGTGTCTCTGGCGTATCCGTACTTCCGAGTCGGGTAGTATGTAAAGTTTTCCGGAGACCGATTCTGATAACTTTCGGCCATCACGGAAATAACCCCAGCGGAATACACAGGATCTGTGTAGTCCGTGTATGTCACATTCTTGTTTACGCCATAATTAATCTCAGTTCTTGTGTTTGCAGAAGGCGTAATTCCGTCTGGCTCCTGCGATGTCACCTTAATGCCGTAACCGAATCCGCCGGGAATGTTGTATTTCCCCTTAACGTATCTGGTTAGACCGTCAATAGTGACTTTGTCATTATTGAACAGGTGGACTCCCGCAGGGCCCTCAAGAAACGATCCGGAGCTTTCCCACTCAAATAAAGCAGTCTTTGTATTTGGAACTCCGTTAACGTAGATCATGTGATCTACTCTGCAGTTACCTTCAGCTCCGGGATTGTTAGATCCGGTTTGAGGCCAGCAGAAGTAGTCATCCATCACATCCCTGCTCGGCCACAGGGAGTTGTTCTGGTAGAACAGCGAAGACGGTACTTCGTAGTCGCTGTTGATGCTGGCGACGATAACCATCAAGTACCCGCGAGTGCCGGGAAGCATGGTTTTCTGAGAGTCATCCTTGGACGGATCCTCGCCAAGCGATCCGGGGGACTGCAGGCGGAACTTGTCTCCGCTGAAGCGCACCGCAGATCGGCCAGCAGCGCCGGAGCGAACGAATGTTGGTGCCTTGAAGTTTGTCGTGTCGGAAGACGGAGATAGGTACACCTGACCACGACCGGAAGAATCTTCCCACAGCGACACTTCATCGCCGTCTGCGATAGCTTCGCTGCCAAGCTGCGAAGGAATCTTGCTGGCATCAAGCCAGCACCACCGACGATCTTCCCATTGCGACAGCATCGTCGGATTCCATCGCATGGCAGATGGTTCAACAACGTGCGTCGTTAGCTGGCTTGCGGGATCATAAGAGCGAGGGCCTAGAAAGCGGTATGTCAGCGCACCGTATGTGGTTTCGGCGGGCTGGTGCGCGGTGATGATCTCGCCATCCTCATTAAACGTCGCATCGTTCACGGGGAACGGGACGTACCAGCTTTGAACCTCAGACGGAGCAGAAGTGTAGATCGACTCGTAGACAACGATGCGCGACTTCGCCGTGTCCGTCGAATTGACGGCAGCGTAAAGCTTGTCGTTGCGGATGAGGATCTTTTCCGTATACCCCTGCGGCTTCATCGACCACAGCAGTCGAAGAACTGTCTCGTCATCGCGCTCGTAGGCTCGGATCCACGCAAGATGCTGCCCCGTGGTGCCTTCGCTGACTCCGACAAAGATGGTGCCGTACTCGTCAATCGTCAGAGTGCGAACGGCATGGTTGGCCGTGAACACGGGGAGGCTGAACTCCCATTGCTTTACTTCATCTCCGTTGTACTGGATCAGCAGCGCATCTTCGTCGATCGTGTACACGTTTCCGAGAGTGTCAACAGCGCAGACGAAAACACCCTGCGTCGATCCAGAGGTGTAACTGTTGACGCTTTTGGACCAAAGCGTCAGGTCGCCATCCTGAGTGCTGACAGCGTCGCTGTAGACCACCTGACGCTCATCGTGAACCACGGACGTAAGAGCCTGAACCTTGCCGTTGCCAGCGCCGAGCGCTGATGGGCAGAGTCGAGCAAGCCCTTCGCGCTGCGCTCCTCGGGCACGGCCAGTCTTGCTATCGATCGACCGCACGTTCAGCGCATCAACGGTCGTCCCCGGAGGCTGCGCCTCGTACGAGAACGTGTCGCTGATGCCTTCCTGCGGAAACGGGATCGGTAGTTCGGCCATGTTAGATGTACGTCCAGACGTCGATGCCAACAGCGCGAATAGAAGGGTTCATCTCAACGACGACGTTGAACTCTCCGGGCCCAGAGGGCGTAGATGGCATCGTTGCAGTTACCTGCGTGGTAGAGATCGGAGTCAGATCAGCAAGCGGATCTCCACCGACACCGGAGGCGTCGCAGCCGACACGGACCTCGTTGGTTTCGTAGGCGTCGAACCCGCTGATCGTGATGGTCACGCTGGTCCCTCCCATTTCCGTACCGACGCTAGGGGAAATGGACACGAACGTGGGCACGGGCGACTCGCCCGGAAACTCAATAGTCGAGCTTTGACGAAGCCAATCGGTGGAGATTCTGGGTCTAAGCATATCGGAAGAACACATGGATAAGGCCGACGTAGTCAGCGCCAGATGTGTACGGAAGCGAAGTAGTTCCGGACCCGTCTACGCGAACGCAGAAGTTGTCCGGGATTGTCATCCCGTACCGTCCGCCGATAGAAATGTACTGGCTCGTCTGCGTGGTCGAAGCCTTGACGTACACCGTGTGATAGACGACGGTCGGGGTCGCCAAGTCTTGGATCCGAATCTCTCGGTTCGCTCCTGTGACTCCTTCGACCAGAATTCCGTCAATCACTACAGGCCGTCCAGCGCTGGCACCAGCAACCAAGCTAGAGCCTGCACCTGTAATAGTGCCTCCCTGTCCGTCTGACGGAAACTCCGCCCTGAACGACTGCTTAGTCATCCAAAGCGATGCGGTCTGGTTGCGAACCTCTGAGTTCATCAGACGTAGCGGTAGTAGACCTTGACGCTGTTCGCAACAATTGTCGTAGATGACAATCCGACCGAAAATCCTTGGTTGACCTGAACTCCGTAGGCTCCGCCTAGAGCAAAGGTCTGAGTTTTCCCGGCGTCCGCTTTAAAACGGACGGCAAATAGATCGGATGACCCGTCAAAGTTTTTGATGTAGACAATGGAGTCTGCGCTGCACGAAATTTCGACAGATTCGATGACCACAGGTCGCCCAGCGCTAGCTCCAGCGACTTCGCTCGATGCCAAAGTTGTAGTAGATCCGCCTTGACCATTTGTGGGGTAATGCGTCGTAGTCACGTTGGACGGGTGCGTAATCCAACGCGATGCGGTCATCACTCGAAGTCGATCGTTCACGCTCATGTTAGATCCTAAGAAGGCGGGTCAAATCTGCCCGCGATGCCAATCTTGACGCCGCCCTCGTACAGGTACTCCTGCGCGATAGCTCCACCGCGCATCCTGCCGATGAACGGCTGCACACTACCATCGCGTCGCTTCATGTTAGCGAACTCGGAGCTTTGCTGGAGCAGCGCGAGGCGCTCGGACAGCGAAGCCACGTCGTGCTCGTCATAGCTCTGAGCGAACGCGAACAAGATCTCGAGGTAGAAGAACTCAAGCCAGCTCGGGACGGGGATCGCGGCGATGTCGCTCGTCAGATCAACCCATCGTGCTAGGTACGGCAGCGTGAACGCATCTGCCGTCGTGGTCGTAGGAGTCGGCCAGATCGTGATGCGCGGCGTCAGAGCACCGGACACCGTCTCGTAGATGATCGAGCCAAGGTAGTGAGGGCCGCCATCGAGGAAGTCCTGCCGATAGCGCAGATACTCCTCCATCGACACCATCTCGAGCGTCACGACGGATGACACCGTGGTGGGCTTGGGTTGGCCGTACATGCGGCCAAAGTCGCTGGGCAGCGTGATGTACGTCTGGGCGTTCGTCAGCGTTAGAAGCGCTGGCTGGCGAATGAGCCAAGACCATGTGTGCATGTCCGCGAGATACGAGCCAGCGCGGTTGCACAGCGTGAGCACGGAAACGGAGGGCTCACCGTCAAGACGACGGAGAAGATAGTCAGCGCAGTCGGTGACGGTGAGCATTTGGTTCCTCCAAGGATCCCCAGCGGAGCGCAGTCATGCTGCGCCCCGCCAAGGGTTAGGGCTAGGCGTTGACGCCGAAGCCGTACAGGCCATCAAACCAAGTAAGCGGAAACGTGTCGCTATTGCTTCCGAGCGTACCAGCGGGCTCTCCAGCCGAAGGGCTGATCGAAAGAACATGCGCGATGATCTTGTGTCGCGACGCGGTTCCCGGAGTAACGGACAAGGCTGCCGTGTTCGTTGTCCCCGGAGGGGCAACAAGTTGATCGGCCTTTGCCGCTTGGGCGGATTTCACGTTAGTGATTCCAGAGATCATCACCGGACCAACGCCGCCGTTTCGCGCAATAAACGATTGGCAGACCCCAAAGATACCACCTTGATGGTGGGTCTTTGCGCCAGTATCATTCGGAACAGTCTTGACGGTGTAGAAGGCCGAAACTTCATTTCCCGGAAGTCCCGTACCGGAAACAAAGTCAAAATAGACAATGTCTCCGACAACAAGATCGCTACTGGGGTTCCCGTTTTTTGCCTGAACAATGATTTCTTGCGGATGAAGGCCCTGAACGCCGGGTCCGCCAACAGTCTTAAGGTAAGTCATGTGATTAGGCTCCTTTGGTATCAGCCTTCGAGTTCAGCCGAGGGGTAGACGATGCCGTGGTGACGGCGAGAGGTGACGTAGAGGTTAAACCACGTCTGAATGGGAAGGACGTACTTCGTGCGGTTGCGCTCGGGGCTGAACACGTCGAGGTACTTGAAGTAGTAGTTGGAGTGGAACGCCATCTTCATGTAGTTGGCGTTGATCCAGTAGTAGCGAGGGCCAGTAAGGACTTCGGCGCTGCTTGCGGTAGACTCGGTGACGTAAGCACTAGTCGTGCCGTACAGGAGTTCCGTCTCGAGCTGCGGAGCACGCTCGAGCGGGATACCAGCGTAGGTCGCGTTGACGTAGGCCGGATCCTGACGGCTCGGGACCACCGTCACGTCGTTCTCGGTGCGGAGGACTTGCTTGTACTCCGTGATGCCGAGTTTCGTCGTGTAGATGACCTGACGGAAGATATCCGTGTTCTCGAAGTACTCGTTCATCGTCCCCGGAGTGCGGAACTGAAGATCGAGGAAGATCGAGTCAAACGCATTCAGAAGCGTCGTGCCGGAACCCGTGTAAGCGCTATACGACTGACGGACGGGCTGCCAACGGGTCTTCGTCGCCGGGTTGATGCCCTGCACCGTGCTGGTGTACGGGCTGCCGACGTTGCTGATGCCCCAGCGACCGTTCGCGTACTCGTTGACGAGCGCGGGGATCGACTGCGGCTCACCGGGAGCGGCGGTGAACGATTCCATCTTCGTCGCGTTCGGCTGCGCGAAGAGCTTGGCGTTCATGCCGTTCACGATGTCGTTCGCCAGACCCGTCTGCTTGATGCGCTTGACGCGCTTCCAGACCGCAGCCGACGCGCCTTCGTTGAGCTCGACCTCTTGAGCGGTCCAGCTCATGTGGCATTGCGCGAAGCGCCACGGAACCTGCCACTCGGAGAGGGTCTGGGTGTTCGTCCAGACGCTTTCCGTCTCAGGGTCGATCATCTGGAACGTGCCAGCCGAGTCGAGGATGATGCCATCCTTGATGCGCTCGCCGTTCTGGAAGGTTTCAGCGGAGTCGCGGCCCTTGAGGAAGCGCGCGAGGGGGTAGTTCTTTTCCTGAATTTCGTTCACGAACGCCTCTTGGGAGCTAGCCCAAGCAGGCGCGGTGGACTTCATAAAGTCGCCAAAGTCGTTGAGAGATGCCATGTGTGTGGTGTGTTTGGGTTAGGAGCTAGGGAAGACGCATCAGCCGCTCTTTGGCCTCCACATCATTGCGGAAAATCGCGTCCAGAAGCGCATCTTCCCGCTCTGCGGGACTCATAGCCTTCGGGCTCGACGCCTTTCCGTTCGGAGGCGTGGGTTGCGAACCAATGCGCTTGCGGTGGGCCGCAAGTGCCTTGCCCGCTTCGCTGGCCTTCACTTCATCAAAGAGAACGGTTCGCGCCGCATCACGCATCGCCATCTGAGCCCGCTCTTGCACGGGAAGATCTTGATACTTTTGCAGGTGCAGCCCCATCTCGTTCTGAACTTGTTCCAGCTTCGCGGGATCGTCGAGCTGCGGGAACTGATCTCGCAGCGACGCCTTTGCAGATCCGATGATTTCGCGAACGCGATCGGCCTCGAGCGAAGCAATGCGCTGCTCGTAGGACTGACGCTCTCGCTTGATCATTTCTGCAAGGGGAGTCGCAAACTCTTCACCGTACATCTCCCGGATCTTGGTCAACGGGTCGTCGTCGGTTGCGGTTGGAGCGCTTGTCGCAGTCTCCGCTACCTTCGTTGTGACGCCGCTCTCAAGTTCCTTGATGCGCTCGGCTCGAGACTTCAACTCATTGGCGGTCTTTGCCTGACGCTCTTTCGCCTTGGAAGCCCACTCAAGGACTTCTGCACGGTCGAGCTTTGACATTACCGTCTTGGTGACATTGTCGAGCGCAAGCACGCTACAAGCCTTCTCCCATTCGGAGTCGCTCTGCGCCTTGCCCTCGCTCAGGGTCGCCTCATCATCCCCTTCGCCGCTAGGCTTCGGGGTGTCTTGTTCGCCAGCATCATCGCTGGCTGCTTCGTCCGCCTGCTGCTCCGACTTGGGTGCAGCGAACAGCTTGGACAGAAACGCATTATCAGCGGCCTCGGCAGCCGCCTTCGTGTCAGTCGCGATCGTTTCGGTTTCTTGGCTCATTAGTCGCCTGAAAAAGCATCCCGTGCGTTGGTGATGGTCTCACCAACAACAGCCGCATCACGACGAGCGGCTTCCCTAGCCGCTCTGGAATCGATAATGGGCCGTCCGTCGCTCGTGTAGTGCTTGTAGAAGCCACCCTTCTTCTCCTTCATCCCATGCCAGCGAGGCGAGGAATGGGAGATGACGGGCTTCTCGTCGGGGCGGACGCTCGGCATTGATGGAACGCGCCGATACGCAACTCCCTCGACCACTACTTCGTCTCCGATCTTCGGGGCTTCCGACATCGGATAGTAGAGCTCAAGCCTGTCTCCCTTTTTGGATTCAAACTCGTAGATCATTGCTGGCCTCGGGCTGCGGCTCCGATCTTAGCTCCAGAATTCTTTCCCGGCAACATGCTATTCCCGGTGCCTAATTCGCTGGGACGGCTAAGTCTAGACAATCCGCCAGACGGAGCCTTTACGTCGCCGGACATGCGCGGAGGACTTTGCGCCTTCTGGGGCGACGCAACCATCGCCTCCTGCTGCTGCATCATCATCGAGCTGAACTGGGAGACGATGTCAAAATCAACGCTCTCGCCAAGTTCGGGCATGTAGAACCGCTCACCCAAGGTGTTGAGCATCTTGTTCCAGTCCATCCACGGCGTAGCCGGGATCTGCTGGGCAATATTGGTCATAAGCTGGAAGAACTGGAGGGTCTTGGCCTGCTCGCCAGCCTCGTCCACGCGACGCATGGAATAGGGCTCGATCTCCAGCTCGAGGTCATCGAACGACCCCTTTTCACCGCCCTTCCACTCCAACGGAACGGAGAAGGCCAACTCCGGAGGGACGCCCTGCTTAACCAGCTCGCGCTGGAAGTCGATGCCAAGGGGCTGCACTATGCTTTCGTCACGCCAAGCAAAGTAGGCGACCGTCTTGAGGTCTCGCTGGACGGCGTCGTACACCTTCTGCTCGAGGAAGCTCAGGCGGGCTGCGCTGCCACGGGCCGCGATTGCGTCCGCAGTAGCCGAAGCGCCGCTGGCTGCGTTACCGAGCTCAGCCGACGACAGGCCCGATCCGCGCTTGAGCAGGTTGTCGAGCCATTGCTCGTAGCCCAGCTCGTCTTCGTTGACGCCGCCGATGTTGACGCGCTCGAACTTTGCCCCCTCGAACTGCGAGATACCGACGCCAGCGCCGTCCGGCGCGTTCAGAATCTTTTCTGCATCCTTGGTATCGCTCTCGTCGAACAGCAGTAGATCCTTACGGTGGCGGGCACGGCGCAGGTTGACGCGAGCCTGAGCGTTCAGAGCACGGACGAGGCCGTCCATCGCTTGGAATGGGCCCATCGGCCACGGGCTGCGCGGAACGTAGTAGGCGTCCCAGATGTTGTACGGACCCCAGCGCGGGCCGTAGTACGGGCGCGGCTCGCGCAGGAAGGTGGACTTCGGGCCGTCTGCGCTGCTGTAGTTTCCGATGCACAGCAGCGTGCCGTTTTCCATCGAGTCGCTCTTGCTCGAGGCGGGCGGGATCCAGACTTCCCAGTAGCAGACTTCACCTCGGTCAAGCGTGGTATCGGGCCGACCGATTTCCTTGACATTGCTAGCCGTCATCAGCTTCTTGATGGCCTTCTTGTCCCAGCCCTCCTCCTTCTCCGCGCGCTCGAGCAGCGAAGCTTTGTCTTCGACGCACTTGTGGAAGAAGATGCGGCTTTCTTCCCAGCTTCGGGCCAGAGAGTCCATGCCGAACTGGGAAGGATCGATGACGATCTTGCGCGGTCGAGAGACGGGATCGTCGTAATCCCCGGGCGTGTAGTCATCCAAAACCGTCATAGTGACGCCGTGCCCAAACGCCATGTGCGTCGTGGCTCGCTCGACGGTGCGGATGTAGTGCGTATCTCGAATCCAGCGATTTAGGTAGTGCTCCAAGGCGATCGCCTGAAGACCGTTAACATCGGGCTTCTTCGATCGCACACGCACTCGCGGATTCTGGAATGCAATCTGCGGGCGGACAAGCGACATCCACTCGTAGTAGAAGTTGTACGGAAGGAAAGCCTCGTCCGTAACCTCTTGACGACCGGGGCCCTCGTACAGACGAATCATCTGAGACATCTTCCCGATGCGCTTGTCGCGCTCACGCTCCGCTTCCTCGATTTCTCGGCGGATGTTTTCGGGGTTGTCCCAGTAATACGAGCGATCACGCTCTTTTTCGTTCAGCTCTGTTTCGGCCACGGTAGCTCCTTGCCCTCAAACGTTAGCAAAGCGCCAAGAGAATTGGGCTTGTACGTTCTTCGCATACGCTTCGGCTTGAGGTCTTTTTTCCACGCAAACACATGCGCGTAGACCGCTGCGTCAATCGCGTGGTCTGCGCTGTTCGGATCGGGCTCCTCGAGCTCTGCCGCACCGTTCTTGACCTTTTTCCAGACGTAGGAAGTCATCTCTTCCTCGAGGCAGGTCGGCTTTCCCTTCGTTTTTAGCTCGGTGTCTCGGCCAAGCCGCAGAGCGTCCTTGAACAGGAACGTGCGGGGCCCGTTGCTTTCCTTGGTTAGGCCCCATCGGAACTGATCAAGACCGTGGAGCTTTCCGCCGCTCTTGTCTGACGGCTGGATGATTCGGCGCAGATCTCGACCTCGAGCCCTTCCAAGCCTGTCGTTCAGTAGATCGATGGCAAGCGGGTCAGCGCAGTCGGCTACTCCACGGTTGAATGGGAATTCTTGGGCAAGCGAGCAGAGCGTGTCAGCCCACCAGTCCAAGTTGCGCCCTCGCTGGTACACCTCGACAACGCGATACAGCTTGTTGTCTTGGTCAACGGCCCAGACCTGAAGGCATCCCGGCGCGCGGAAGCCGAAGTCCATCGACACGAAGTACCACTCAACAGGGATTTGTTTCTCGACTCCGGCGATGCTGATGAAGTGATCGCCGAAGCGATGCTCGATACGGGCGTCAACAACGTGGACGGTTTTACTGTACTCGGGGAACACAAGACCGTCAGCGCTGCACCACTCACCGTCAAGGATTCTTCGTCGAGTGTATCCCGTCATCTTGCGAAGGCCGTCGATGTACGAACGGCCCTCGTCGGTCCAACCGCTTTCCGCATACGATCCGTCTTCGTTGAGCGAACCGTTGTGCCAGCGCGGATTGTCTTCGTGTTTCGTCGCAAACGTCTCGCACTCATTCTCGACGATGCGCTGGCGCACCCAATGCTCAGGATACGTCGGGTTGCAGGTGCCGATCAGTATGTGCTGCCCGTTGATCGGCTTGTTGCCACGAAGGCCGCGATAGAACAGCTCCCATTGCTCGAGCGTCACGCCCTCTTCGGTCAACTCCTCGAAGTAGATGATGTCCCACTTCGTCGAGAACACCTTCTGCGGCTTGTCGAGGCCGATGACTGCTACTTCGGAGCCATTTTCGAAGTGGTAGATGCTGCGCTGTTCACGCTGAGGTCCGTTCAGAACTTCGTGGCCCTCGGGGAAGCATTCCTCCCACTCGACCAGCGTCGATGATGTCATGCTCTCGCGAGTCTTGCGGCAGAGCAGCACGCGAAGGCCCGGATACGTCTCGCAGAAGTATGCAATAACCTGCAGGATGCCGCGTGATTTCCCGGTTCCGCCCGGACCTGCGATGATGATCTCTCGCTTGACCTTCTTTCCGTTATGACGAAGGACAGATTCCAAGAACCAGCGCGGTGCGCCGCGAAGTTCAACGGAGCTGTCGGCTTCGGTCATCCCGCCCAAGGCAGTACCTTCACGTTCCAGACCCACTTCACGATCTCTGTTCCGCTCGTCGAGAACTCGAGACGATACGTTTTGCCGCCCTCGTATTGCTCTCCAGAAACTCCCACGATGTAGGTGCTCGGATTGAAGACGTACTCAAAGTTGTACCCAACCGTGTCGCGGCTCCAGCCGTTTCCGGTTTGCATCGTGTTGTAGAAGTTTGACTTGTCTGCGCTTGCGTTCACAACGACATGGGCCGTTGTTCCGCTGATGACCTTGAGCGTCCAAGTTGAGAAGTCGGAGCTAACGAGCGCTGTCTGGTCCGACGTTACAAGCCGGTTCTGCAAGCGAACGGGAGCGCCTTGGAATACCTCAGCGTCGGAAATAAGGCTCTTTTTCATGTTAGTTGATAGTCCGATTCAACAGATCCAGACGCCTGTGAAGCGTTAGATATGCTGCGCGAAGGGCTGTAGTCAGACTCAGCAAAGTACGTCTGAAGTGTGTACGCATCTAAATAGATAACGCAGATGCCTTCCGATAGAACGCCACACGGAGACTCTCCGTGCATGAACCTTGTGAAGTACGCGCCAGATACAGAGTCACCGTCAGACAGTTCGCCAACGACCGAGTCGCCATCGATGCCGACGCGCATCGCATGAAGAATAGTGCCGTCTGTAATAGATCCAACTGCAGAGTCACCAAAGCATGAGATAGGTACGAGCGCATTGCCTCTATCTCCGTCAGGAAGGAACCCGACAAGGGCCTCTCCGTAGACGTACCACGTCGAGATAAGTACAGGCTCTTCAATCTCTCCCGGCATTACGCAAGCCTAGCAGCAGTAAGCGCCAAAGCCGCGAACGTAGGAACAGACCCGACGCTTACCGTGACCTCTCCAGATTTAATAAAAAGGAATGCTGCTCGAGATGTTGGGATGATCACGGAGCCAACGGCTGTAAGCTTTAGCCTAAACGTGTTTGAATCGACAACGTCAACAAACAGTCGTTGACCATCGGACGTTCCATTCAGGAATTCCGATGGGATGTCTCCGGCAGCGGAGTTGTACACGCGATGAACAAACACGACATCGTTCGTTGCAAGGCCATGACCTTGGCAAACAATGTTTCCAGCCGCCACATCCGTTGCTTGACCGATTTTCCAACTGGATCCGCTCGCCTTTAGGGGGCCATAGGTCACCAAGTTTCCACCTGTGGCCGCATCGTAAAGACCCCAGTACCTAATCGTAGGCCCTGTTCCTCCTACGCAGGCAGGGGCCTGAATTGTCTCGGCATTGGAAACGGTGGCCAATACAGACGTAGACAAAGCAGGTGATACAACAGACGTAATCTGCCACTTATCTCCTGCCGGAAGCGAACCAGTAACAGATCCGTTCCTTACAATTGCGGGCCGAAAATATCCGGTCCATTCACCAGAAGTCGGCTCAGTAGATAAAGCTGTGTCGGTCGGGTTTGTCTTGTGGAACGAGAGGTACAGGTAGCTTCCGCCGCTTGTCGTACCCTGCGATACGTTGAAGTTAGTCCAAAGCTGCCCAGCGCCAGTCGTCGGACGACCGTTAAAAATGAGCTTGGCGACTTCAATGCCTGCGGTTTGAGATAGGAATGTCATGGTCGGCTTGTACCATGACAATGGCTGCCTTGGAAGACCTCAGGCACTTCCCAAAAGAGAGACGGCGAGGCCCTCTGGTAAGCCCCGCCGTCTTTTCTTCAGCGCGGTATTGCACCAGACCATGCTTGGGGTTAGCTTCCGCGCCTAGTCGGGTACAGACCGACTAACGACCACGAAGGAGAACAAACGTGACCGCTGAGAACAAAGATAGGCCCATCAAGGCCAGAACGCAACCCCTAGGTTTCCTTCCCATCAACGTCGCCAAGCTGATGCTTGCCGATGGCGTGGTGGAGATCTTCACCCGCAACGACCTTGTCGGGGCGATGTTCAAGCTGGCGATGCTGACTTGGAACGAGGGGCCCATCTCCGAGGCCCGCGCCGAGTCCAAAGTCGGTCTCGAAGAGGTGCAGGCTCTGCTCGAGGCCGGAGCCATCTCCGAGGATGACGGACTGATCTCCGTCCCTTGGGTGGAGGCGGCGAGGACCGAATCCGACGCCATGCGCGTCTCCAAGGCAGAGAAGGCCCGCAAGGCAGCGCAAACGCGATGGGAGTCGGATGCATCTGCATGCAACCGCATGCAACCGCATGCATCTGCATCACAGTATGCTACAGAGAGAGAGGAGAGAAAGAGAGATAGGGACATTTCTTCTCCTTCGGAGAAGAGCCCGCGCAAGCGCGGGACTCCGGCGACGAACCTCTGGGCGTCTCTCTGGTCTGAGCTTCGCGGCATGGACTGGGTGTGGAAGCAGAAGGATGCCGTTGCGATGTCTCGATGCATGTCTTCGGCTGGCGGCGACCTTTCGGAGGTCGAGCGCAGGGCGCGGCGCATGCTGATGTCCACGAACGAGTGGGTCGCGACCAACGCCTCGCCGTGCCTGCTGCTCTCGAAGTGGAACGAGATGGGCATCGAGGTCGTGCGACTGACAGCTACCGAGCGCGCCGCGATTCCGACTGTAGAATCGCAGGATCTGCTTCGCGGGCTTCAGGAGGCCCAGCGAGCCATGAAGGAGATCCGATGAACAACCAAGCAACAACCAAGGCTACTGGCAACGCGAAACTGGACGCTGATGCCCTGATGGCAGCGCTTGGTGAGGCAATTGTTGGTAAGCCGCTAGTCCGCTCTACAAAGGAGAATTCCGATGCCTGACTACAACGTTTGGACGACCGCTGAGCTGTTCGAGGAGCTTGACCATCTCATGGCAAGCATCGCGGCTGGCAACGCCGCCGACCCTAGGATCCTCGCCGCGACGATGAGCCAGATGTCCCTGATGCTTGCCGAGATCCAGCGCCGAGGTACTCCGTGAACCTTCCCGAAGCGATCGCCAAGGCGTTCCAGTTGTTCGACGGAGCCTACCAGAAGAAGTGGTCACCGAACGGCAACAGCGCCGTGGCGTGGACCGTGGTACTCGATGGTCAGGATCCTAAAGAGGTTCTCGCCACGGCCATCAAGTGGGTTCAGGACGGAAACGAGTGGCCTCCGAGCCCCGCAGACATCCTCAAGCACATGGGATCCCGCTGCCGATGCGGCGACTGCATCCCCTGCAAGCGCAAGGTCGCCAGACAGATCATTGAACGTGGAGGCGCGAAGCGCCTGTACGGATCTGGAGGTGCCTTCATTCCGCCCCCCTCATGGTCTGACGCAGTTCCCAGCAAGCTTCAACAGCTACCCCAACATGAGGGCGAAGAATGACACACGGTCGCAGATGGTCTATGTCTGTCACGGTCAACAGCGATAAGTTCGGAGAGTTCGAGATCCGATTCTTTGTCGATGACAGCCTCATTCAGAGCTGCAACGACTTTGTCCTAGATCGTGGCCTAGCGCTTGGGCGCATGTTCCCTGAGGCCCGCATCGGCTGCTCTCAGGTGGACATGATCTGCTACGACTGCGGCTTCGATAGTCGTACCCAAGGATCTGGCCTAGGGTTCGCATGTCCCTGCATGTACATTCCTAACTTGTAACGACACAATGAAGAAGACCTCCAAGACAAGCAATCGCGAGTACTCGGCTGCATTAACTTTCCGCATGAAGCCGGAGCATCTCGAGAAACTCCATTCCGACGCCAAGGCCGCTAACATGGGGCTTAGCTTGTATATCCGGTGGATGCTCAAGCTTCAGCGCGCTCCCTACGGATTGGGCACGAATGGCGAACAAGAGAAAAAAGTGCAAGACGTGCGGTGAGCCTCTGACTCCGGACCAGTCCCCAATCGACATGGAAGCCAGCAAGGTTGGCCTGTGTCCTTGGTGCAATCACGTTGCTGGAGCCGCCGAGAAGGCTCAGCGGTTCCAGCATTGCGAGCACCTGTGGACTCCTTGGATCGAAGTGCAGCAGCAGGGCCAATGGGCTCGCCAATGCAGCCTATGCGCCATGACGCACCTGTCATGGGCCAAATTGAAACCTACGATCGAACCGGAATACGACATCTCATGGTGCAGCCTTGACTGAACTCTACAACCACGACGGCGACGACTTCATTCGGCAGGTGGGCCTGTCTCGAGCTGTCGCTTGGGACATCTTTGCGTCTGCAGCTCTGAGCATGTCCATGCACCCCGGCACGACCCGCGACAAGGCGCAGCCCAAGACCGTCGAGGAGATTGCTGCTATCGCAGACGCCATGCTGGCCGAGCGGGACAAGCGTTGGTTCGTATGAAGAAGTATCGCTGCCCGTTCTGCCCAGACGGCTTCTCCACGGTCGAGAAGTACGACATGCACTTCCAGAGCCTCCACCGTGTGGACCGTTTCACCGGACGTGTACAGGGCTACCGAGAGCCTCTGCCCTACAGCCGCCCCAAGCGCGAGAAGCCCCCGCTCAAGGACGACCTAGACGGCCTCTTCTCATGGGGCCAGCAAGATGACTTTGAGCAAGAGGTACCTGACAACAGGCCGCCTCCTCCTCCCGTTTCCCCCTTTTGAAACAGAACATGCCTAAGAAGAAAGCGAACCTGTCCGTTGGTCGCGGCGAGAAGCTCCCCGTCAGCCGTGGCGCTGGCCTCACCGCCAAGGGTCGGCGTAAGTACAACGCCGCCACCGGATCCAACCTGAAAGCTCCGACGAAGGACAAGAACAACCCCCGCCACAAGAGCTTCTGCGCTCGCTCCCGAAGCTGGAAAGGCGCTCGCGGGAAGGCCGCTCGAGCTCGCTGGGGCTGCTAAATCCTCGGCCCTAAACCTTTACTAACACTAGCGGTTAGGAAGTTCCCACAACTTCGCCTCTTGACAGACCCCCACCAAAACCAGCATTTTCTGGGGGTATCAGGGGGCGGCAGTTCCCCCTCCCCGAGGGGGAACAACGTCCGGCAAAGTAAGCTGGATACGCGGAGCAGCGGGGGTCATTTCCGAAAAATTCTGCTCCCCAGTACATGTACTGGGGAGCAGCGCACGCAACCTGCGGTTCTCCTCCTCCAAAGCCGCCAAGCGGTCCTCCAGCCGGACCTCCGGCACCACCGCGCCACCTCCTAGGTTCAACACCACTCGCTTCTGCACAGAAGATGTCTCGCTCTTAGTCGTCTCCAGACCGTCAATCCACTCCTTCAGACGCGAGATGTAATCCAACTGGCGCGGGTTGTCAGGGTCCATAGCACCCTGCAACAACTGATGGGCAATGCCCCATGACTCAGAAGAGCCCACAAGGGCACGCACAGCCCCACGCACGCTTCCAGTCACTCCTGAAGGCAACGGGCGCATCTCTACGCCAAGCTCCTCTGCACGCGCTACAGCCTTCTCTAGGTCCGCCTGAGCCTGTGCCCGCTTACGGTCCCTAGAACGCACAGCACGACGAGACATCACTTCCTTGAACGATTTGTCTTGGGTTCCCATACGCAACCAACCCTACCAAAAGGGGCCCCTTCTGCAAGACAGCGACGCAATACCCCCATCACCCCCATTGGCCGCCTGAGCACGGGCAGCGAATGGAGCGGGGGCCCCGATGGGACCCGGGGCCAGACGGCGACGGGGGGCGGGGCGGGGGCCGGAGGGGGGGCGGCGGGCGGGGTGGGCGGGGTGGGGGGCCGTGGCCGCTTGGGCAGCGGGGGCCGCTCGGCGTGGCGCGCGGTAGCGCAGGGTGGGGGGGGGTGGCGCGCCGTCCGCCGATCGCGCCGAGCCTGCGCCTCCGGCGGCTGCGGCGGCGGCGGCTGGCGGTTGCGTCGGGCGGTCACGCCTGCGACCGCGCGCGCGTGAAGCAGAGCAGCCCCACCAACCTCGAAGGGCGGGCGGGGCTGCGTTGGGGTGGCGGCTGGCCTAGCGGGTGGCGAGCCAGCGGGCGAGCTCGTCGAACAGCCAGATGAACCAGGCGATAGAGAAGGCCGCGAGTACTCCGGCGATGAGCTGCAGCAGGGCGAGGAGTTCGGCGCGGCGGCGGGGGGTCATTGGTCACCTCCGACGTCGCTCCGATCGATCAGGTATCCACGCTCGCACGGCTTGTCGATGTGCTCGAAGGTCCAGCGACGGCAGGCGGCATCGACGATCGGCAGGGCGAGCTGCTGCCAGTTCACGTCCTCCAGCGCCTCGGCGGCGAGATCTGCCAACGCTCGCGAGCGAGGCGAGGCCTTGCGGGCGAGGCGCTCGTAGTGCGTCTCGAGCTTGCGAGCGAGGGCCTCGCGGACGCGGTCGAGGTCCGGCCCGTCGGGCCCGCAGTCCGCCGCGCTGGCGCTGACCAGCTCGTCCGCCTCGTACGCCCAGTCGCCGTCGTGGTCGGCCTCTTCGAGCTCGGCGGCGAGACGCCACGTCGCGTAGTTCGACCAGCCGTGATAGGTGGTGCTGGTCATTGGTCACCTCCGGCGGGCTCGACGTCGAGGATCCCTTCCCTGAGGAGGACGCCGCCGACAGCGTCGGGCCCTCGCTCGACGGCTCGCCTGACGATCTGGCGCGCCGCCTCCATCGCGAGGGTGACCCCGACGTGGTACGAACGGTCGGGGAGGTTGCGACCCTCTTCGGCGAGTTTGAAGTGCTGCTGGCCGATTCGGTGCAGCGCGGCGAGGATGGCCGCGGTGGACGCTTCGGTGAGGTGTTGGGTCTTCATTGAGCGCCTCCGTTGTTCGCCTCGCGGCGGGCGGCGTCGAGCATGCGCTCGGCGGCGGTGCGGGCAACCTTGCGAAGCTCCTGCTCCGCGCGCCACACGCGCTCGCGCTCGGCGCGTTCCTGAAGCCATGCCGCCTCGGCGGCGGCCTGCTCGCGCTGGAAGATGCGCTGCTCCTCGCGGCGGTCGTCGTTCCAGCGTTCCTGCTCCGAGTTGACGGAAAGCGCGAGGCGCACGGCGGCGCGTTCGGTTGCGGCAAGCTTGAGTCCGGTATCGTCGAATCCGGCAGAGCGCGCCGCGCGAAGGACGAGGAAGGTGGCGCGGAGCAGTCCGGAGCGCTCCCCCAAGTCCCAGCTCCGGTCGGTGGTGTCTCGTTCTTCCGTACGGGCGACCGCCTCGTAGAGATCGGTGAGAAGGTCTTCGAGTTGTAGTGCGTTCATGGCTGCCCTGTTGTCCTGTTGTTGTCCTGTTGTCCGGCGCCCACGAAGTGCGAGCGCCCACCCACTAATACGGCGGGCGGGCGCTCTTTGTTGCCAGTTTCTCGGGATTTCTTGGGGGCCTCGGGGCGTCAGCCTAGCAGCGCCCCCAGCGCGGACGCGAGCGCCCCGAGGGCCAGCAGCGCGAGCAGCCCCGCGAGCGCTTCGCGGCGCTCTCGGTCTGCGGGTCCGTCCCGTCTCATCGCGCGACCGCCTGTAGCCAGCGGCTCGGCACAGCCTCGAATTCGGTACGGGGTTCGGCGGGACGCGAGCCGCCCGCGCCCTTGGCCGCGAGGGCGAGCACCGCTCCGCGCTCGGCGTCGGGACGTCGCCAGAAAGCGTCCGTGACGTCACCATCCACGATGGGCAGGCGGCGACGGCCCACCACAGCCTCGCGGCCTACCATCTGAGCGTGCAGGGGCTCCGGAAGCACCACGGCGAGCCAGACAGGCCGCGCGCCTCGGCGGCGGCTGACGTGTCCCAAGCAGTCGCGCAGGCTCGGGCCACGCTCGGAGACTGAGAAGGCGAGCGAGTAGTTCGGCGGCAGTTCTCCCCGTAGGAAGCGCTGCCACCTCGCGTGGCTCTTGGTGTAGTCGTAGAAGCGCAGCGGAGATGCGGCCCAAGATCGGAAGAGCGACGGCGAGAGGGTCGGCCAGTCGTAGTCGGTCTCGACGTTGAGGCGGGCGGCGGGGGTCAGCCCTTCGGCGTCCGCGCGGCACGCCAGAGCGTCTAGGTCTTCATGCATCGCCACCATACCTTCGGACGTGGGCAGCCCGCCCGCGCCGATTAGGAAGCGATGCCGACGGCGGCGGGACTCTCGTACGGTGTCGAACACGCCGCGCCCCGTCTTCGAGATGCAGAACTTCGCGCACAGCCCCGCATCGGGGCAGGCGTTGCCGCGCTTCGCCTCGTTCATGGGCAAACCCTGAAAGCCGAGCGCGAGCACGCGATCGCGCACGCAGGTTTCTAGCTTCGCGTTGGACGTGAGAATGTCGGGGCGATTATTCATTGCGCGCCCCCCTGCACCTGCTTGGCGCGCTGCTCTTGCTGGTACTCTTCGATCAGCTCGCGGGCGAAGATGGGATCGTTGAGCAGTTGCATAGCCTGCAGATAGGACGTGTAGACGGTCACCCAGAGGTAGCGTTCATCCGAGGCCTCGGCCTGCTTGGAACGGTCGAGGGCTCCGAGCGCGAGGATGCCGAGGATCTCGCGAGCCTCGGAGAGAGAGAGGGGACGGGGTTTTGTGGTCATAGTCTGTTGTCCTGTTGTGTCCGGCGCGGGCGACGTGCCCGCGCATGCGCCGATTGTAGTCTCGAGCGCAATACCTGCGGCGCGAGATTCTCAAAAAATCTTGGAGAGGCCCGCGCGCCCCGCTCGGACGCTGCGCCCCGCCCCAAGGGGCCCCGACCGAGCCGCTCCGAGCGCGCTCCGCACCTGTTTCCTCGGGGGCTTCGCGCTGGCCCCGTATGGCGCTGTCGCTGCTCGCGTGCGTAGCGGCGGCACAGACTTGCACAGGTTCCTGCACATTCGGGTATTGACACGGGCGCGCGGAAGCTCCAAGATTTCGCACATGCCTCGACACTTCGTCGGGGCTGAACAGGACACACAGGACATGAACAACGAAACCAAGCATCGTTCTCCGTCTGAAATCGCGGGCGACATCGTGGCCGAGATGCAGTCTCAGCAACCCAAGGTGTGGCGTCAGCGCTTCTTCGCGTCGGTGCCGTACCTCGACGCGATGCTCGATCTTCACGATTGGAATCAGCTCTGCATGTGCGAGCCCGCGCGCACGATCGGCATCTACTGCCTCGGCAATCTCAACACGTTCCGTGGCCCTGAGGCCAAGCGCCTCAAGGAAGAACTGCGCGCCGCGCTGGGGGTGTCGCTGTGAGCTTCAATTTCAAAGTCTACATGCGCGTTCCCAGTCCGAAGGGCGGCACGAAAGCGCTGTACGTCGCCGGATTTCGATCGATGTTCGACGCTGTCGATTACGTCCGCCGACTGCAGCTCGGCCCAAACTACCTCTCGGTGAAGAGCCATCGTGGGGTCATCTTCAGCAACCGCGAGGCATCGACCTCGCAAGCCGCCGACTACACGCTCGCCTGTGAGCGTTACGGCAAGCTCTACTACAGCAATCTGGGCTCCACGGAGACCGTGTCCGTCACGGAGGTGCAGGCATGAGCCCGTGCGACATGTGCGACGGCGACACCGTCGTGCTCGGCCATCTCGGTGGCACCGTGCATCTCCGCTGCCGCGCCTGCGGCTGGCAGATGGAGGCGAACATGGATGAGGGCGCGTCAGTCTGGTGCTACCAGACGGGTGCCTACGTCCGGCCCGCTACGTCCTGCGAGTGGGCTGCGTCCGTCTGCGCTGGCGAGACGGGCGTGATCGAGATCGACGGCGAACTGGTCTTCGTGAGGTAGCCATGAAACCCATCGACACAGCCCTTCTTCTGCGTGCGGCCTTCGAGGCCGAGTACCCCAGCCCTGACGCTCTGCAGTCTGCCATCCGCACAGGTGGTCGATCTGTCGAGATGTTCTTCACGGCGGCTCGCGGATGCCCCTGCGGCAGCGAGGCGAGGATCGAGAGGATCTTCTGTGGCGACGAGCTGCGCGACGTTTCGTGGGAGCGCCTCATCGACGAAGGCTGGCATGTGGACTACCTTGGGGTCGGGGTCTATGTGGACTACCTTGAGGTCGGCGGCCATCGCAAGACCCACAGAGTCGATAACGGGGTGTTCGTCTCCTCGTTCGACGATCCCGAAGCGCTCGCTGAGTGGTTCTGGCGTCTCGTTCAAGATGTCCGAGATCGCGCAGACCTCGAGGAGCGCCGTCCTCGCGTCTTCTAGAACGCTCTAGGATCGCGCAGGATCGAAGATGGGCTCGGGGCCATGCCTCGGGCCCTTTCTGTTTCTGCGTCGATCCTACGCGATCCCGTGCGGTCGATGATCATGCGGCTCGCGAGGGCCGCTGGTAGCGAAGCTACCAGATCTATCTCTCTCTCCTCTCTCTCCTCTCTGTGGCATAGTGACATGCAGACGCATGCAGTCGCATGCACGCGCATGCGGACGCATGCATCGGCATGTGCCGGATGTGGCGCACCGTCCGGCCTGCGCCCCTGCTTCGCGCCAGATCCGGCGTGACGTGCTCCGGTCCCGTTCGGCTGGGACCATGCCGAGCGCGCACAGACCCGCACAGGCCTGCACAGATTTTCTGGCGCGCGGTATTGCACGCACATGCACATGCCCTAGTATGTACCGCATGAAGCGCAAGGACATGTTGGTCGTGCTGTTCAAGCTCCGCAACGCTACCTGCACAGATCCGCGAGCGGATGAGTTCTGCTCGACCGAAGAAAGCCTCTGCACGTCTTCGCGTGCTGAGGGAGATCGAAACGACGAGATCGCCGCCAGCGTCGTTTCGCACCAACAGGGCGGCATCACTCAAAAGGACTAGTACGTCATGGGACTGAAGATTACGAGCAACGACAAGGGCAGTTCGATTGAGGCGGGCGCGTGGCCCGCCGTGTGCTGCGGCTACGTCGATCTGGGGACGCAAACGTCTCAGTTCGAGGCCAAGGTCGCGCACAAGATCATGATCTTGTGGGACATGCCCGACCAGCGCATCAGCATCGACGGCAAGTCGTTGCCGCGCCGCATCAGCGCTCGCTACACGGCTAGTTTGCACGAAAAGGCCAGCTTCAGGAAAGTTCTGGATGGCTGGCTGGGCCGCCTCAAGCCCGAGGAGGTCGCCTCCTTTGACCTCGATACGATCGTCGGCAAGCCTTGCTTGCTGAACATCAGCAACAAAGAGAAGCCCGATGGCAAGAGCTTCGCGAGCGTGTCGTCGGTGATGCCGCTCCCCAAGGGCATGCCTCGTCCGGCGCTCGAGGTCGAGGCTGTGCGCTACTGCCTGACCGACGACAAGGGCAACGTCAACACCGACTTCGGTCTGGTGGCAGACTGGATGCAGAAGATCATCAAGGAGTCGCACGAATGGAAGGCTGCGATGGGCGAGGCTCCGTCGCAGGTGGGCGGCGACAACGAAGTCCGTCACCTCTCTTCGGAGGTGCCTTTCTAATGAAGCTTTCCAGCAACCGAGCCTGCATCGCCATCGCCGTGCTCGAGGAGTACATCTCCGGCCTCGATCGCGTCATCGAGGGCGCGGAGATCTGCATCACCGCGCATGGGCGCATTCCCGATGCTCCGGCTCCGGAGATGGAAGACTTCCGGATCCAGATGATCGAGATTCGGAATGTCCTTCAGGCACAGGTCGATGAGTGGAAGGCGCAAGACGCCGTGGAGGCGAACTGACATGAGCACTCTCAAGGAGCTGATGTCCGAGTTCTACGCGATCGAGTCGCAGATCGTCGCCGCTGGCGGCGAGCTGCCTCCGGGGTCCGACCTCGAGATGAAGTGGGACGCTCTCTGCACAGCGATGACGGAGAAGGCCGACAACTGCGCCCTCTACATCATCGACCTGCGCGCTCGAGCCGAGGCCCGTCGTGAGGCCCACAAGAAGGGCCTCGCGGCGTGCGACGCGATGGACAAGCTGGCGGATCGCTTCCTCCGGCACATCGACTTCGTCATGGGCGAGCGCAAGGAAATCGCGGGAGAGACGTTCACGCTTCGTCGTGTGGCGAACCCGCCCAAGGTGGATGTGCTCGAGGAGTGGAAGGTGAAGATGTACCTCCCCGAATGCGTGAAACGGGGCGAGCCCATGCCGCATGGCAGCTACGAGCTTCGGATGTCGCCCGACGGCGGATCCGAGGTGATCCCCCTGTCGATCGACAAGAACGTGCTCCGGCGCGCTCTACTCGACGGCAAGTGCATCGACGGCGCGACCATCACCCGTGGACACAGGATCGATGTGCGATGAGCGGCTTCAAGGAAGTGTCGATCGAATGGCAAGATCTCGTCGTCCACGGCGAGGTCGATTTCGATGAAGGCTCCACCGACCGAGAGAACGGATATCCTCCGGCGTGGGAGGTCGTCATCAACTCCATCGAGTTCGGGAACAAGGCTCTTCCCGATCTGGTTCAAGACCTGATCCTCGCGAGCTACAGGTTTGAGCTCGAGGAACTTCTGATTGAAGAAGCTCGAGACTAGCTGATGAAGCTCAGCCTCGAGCTAGAGCGTGTGTCCCGCCTCCTTCGCATCGCGATTCAGGCTCGCGACAACAAGGCGGCGGGACACTTCATTGATGAGGACGCGCGCACCCGATGCATGCGGTTTATGAACGATCGCATCAGTAGACTCTCGGTCGAGCGCGACGAAGTCCTCAAGAAGATCAACGAAACACCAGAACACAACGACCCAAGAAACGAGTGGTAATGACCCCCACCCAGCGTGCCCTCAAGCTCATGCGTGAGCTGGGCTACCAAGCGGCCATCGTCGAGCGATGGAACCCGCACGCAAAGATCCGGCAGGATCTCTTCGGCGTGTTCGACATCCTCGCCGTGGGCGACGGGAAGATCCGTGGCCTTCAGGTCAGCAGCGGCAGCAACCACGCTGCCCGTGTTCGCAAGATCCGCGAGTGGGCTGGCCTTCGGGACTGGCTTGCTTGTGGCGGAACAGCGGAGGTTTGGACATGGGCCAAGCGAGGCCCGCGAGGCAAGCCGAAGCGTTGGACGCTGAGGCAGGAAACAGTTGATTTGTCAGGACTAAAAACAAACAAGTAGATCCAATGACCAAGAAGAAGATGGTTCCCGTTCTAGTAACGACCTTGCATCGAGGTGTGTTTTTCGGTTACACAACCGACTACAGCGGAGACACCATTACGCTCAAGGATGCGCGGATGTGCATCTACTGGAGCGCGGATGTGAAGGGCTGTTTTGGCCTCGCGGCGACTGGCCCTTCGAGCGGATGCAAAGTTGGGCCGAAGGCGGACATCCAAGTTCGCAACGTGACCGCAGTCGCGCTGTGCAGCGATACTGCCGTTGCAGCTTGGGAGAAGGCTCCGTGGAGCAACTAATTCGCGGTGTGATGAGCCGTGATGGTTACGGCTATGGTTATGGCCTTGGCTATGGCGATAGTGTTGGCAACGGCTATGGACATGGCGATGGCGGTGGTAGCTCTGGCGATGGCTCTGGCGATGGCTATGGTGAAGCGGACATTGTGGAGCAAAACCAATGATCGAACGATACAACATCAGAATGTACAAGTATTGCCCGAAATGCAGAACGTCAGAATACAAGTCTGATGTTGGCGCGTGGGTCAAATACGAAGACCACGCGGCTCAAATTGAATCGCTCATGGGCCAGATCAAAAGCCTCAAGGGTATGATCGACGAAATTCTTTCCACCGACAGTTCGACTGGTGATAGGATTTTTCCATGAACAAGTACACCCAAGAAGAGATCGATTCCAAGATCGTTGAGGCCGAAGCCCTGCTCGACATGCATGGCGGTCCCAAAGCGGTCGATCCTGCGACAGTCATCGTTGTTGCGCGGCTCCTGCTTGAGATCATCAAGTATCTGCGCGACAAGAACTCGACCGAGCGAGTCTAAACAGGCGCATAGGCTCGGTGCGTCCGCCTCACGGCGGGGAGCGCGAAGCGGACGGCTTGGTCCGCTACACCTGTGCTGATGCGTGGACGCACGATAGGCACAACCAGCAGGGAGCGATATGAGAGAGGGAGGGCGCTGGTCCCTCCCTCTCGGCCTATCAGGCAGGCAGGACTAGCAGCCCTTGCCCTTGCCCTTCTTCTTCTTCATGCCCTTCATGGGTTCGCCTATCGGGGTTCGGTGAAGGCATCCTCAGCCCCAGCCCGCACGCCGGATGCGATGGCGTGCAGGAGTGCGAGGCCGCGCTGGCCCGCAGGGAGTCCGCCTCGAGCGTCCAGCAGAGCTTGGCCCTCGAGCAGCACAAGTTTCGCCATCGGAGTCACCCAAGCAATCTTGTCCGCCGACGTGGCGACGAAGTCGCTGTCCGCGCTGGCCGTCGCCTCGGCCAGCATCTCAGAGTACGCGACGACGTGTTCGTATTCGTCGGGCTGAGCCTTCACGACCGTGTATCCAGCCGCCTCCGACCACGCCTTCACGCGAGTGAGGTACGCCTGCCATTGAGGCTCTTCCATCGTGGCGAGCTGGTCGAGGCTCTTGGGAGCTCCGACGCACGATGCTCCTGAGACCGAAACAGCGAGCGTGGCGAGGAGAGCCGCGATCAGAAAGATGACGATGCGCTCGGTGCGCTTGGTGATGTGGTGGCAGGTCATTTGAGTGCGTGGGTTAGGTAGATGGGGCGGTCGGCCACGAGCCCGTGCTCGCGGCTCCAGAACTGTAGACGCTGGACTGGCGAGCCGGAAGCCGCCAGCTCCTCACGGGCGTAGTCGTTGTCGCTCTCGGTCGTCCCGTTGCAGAAGTAGAAGCGTCCGTTGATCGAGCCGCTGACGTAGGTGTGGAAGTGCCCGAAGTACAGGTGGCTCCACTCCTCCTCGATGCTGTCGATCCAGCCGCCCATCTTCTTGCCGACCCCGTAGAACGGGAAGCCGGCGAAGCCGCCTCGGATCTGGTGACCGTGGACCATCAGGTGGTGGTGACCCATCACCGTGTTCACGGCAAAGAAGTCGTCGGGGATGACCCACGAGACGCGAGGCTGCTTGCCCACCATCATCTTCGTGGCCTCGTAGCACACCCTGTCCCAGTTGGTCTTGGGATGCGACCCAGCGTGGGGGCTCGCAGGACGCCCGTGGTTGCCCGCTACGCAGACCACGCGCACACGGTCAACTTCTGCAGCAAGTCGCAGCACAAGCGAAGCCAGAGCGTTTGGGCAGGTCGCCACGGCCTGGTCGATCACAGGCTGGTCGATCAGGTGCGCTTGTCCGGGGAAGATCTGCTCGCCTTCCACCATGTCGCCGCCGAGGTACAAGTGGATCTCGTCCACGTTGGCGTAGTGGCGGTGGGCCTCGATACAGCGTAGCGCCCGCTCACCGTACTCGGCCACACGGGCCGACGCGATCTCGCTGTCGTAGGTCTTGGTGATCTTCCCGAACTGGGTGTCCGAGAGGTGCAGGACCGCAGCCTCCGTCTCCCGCTTCGGCTTGCGCTTGGGCGGCGGCGGGATGGTCGGCGTCTCGTACTCGGCCAGCGCATCACGCACAGCGTGCATGATCAACTCGGCCTGTGCGCCAGCCGAGGTGAGCTTATCGCGTAGCTGCTTGTTCGCCTTGCGAAGCTCTCGTACAGCGGGCGGCTCCTCCGCGAACTTCTCCGCCCACTTAGCCGCCTGTCGCTTCTTACTTACCACTTGATGCCGAGGTGATGCTTGATGTGGTTGTACATCGTGGAGTGCCCGACGACGAAGCCGAACTCAGTCTTCAGCATCTCGCAGACCTGCGGCTGACTCACCTTCGTCTTGCCGCTCTGCCTCATCTCCGCGATCACTCGCACCGATTCCTGAACATCTTTCGCAGCGACACAGAGCGTACACGCATAGCCACCTGTCCGAGCCTTCGTTGAGGTCGCCCATTCGGCAGCGTTGAAGCCCTTCTTCACCTTTGCCATTACGCATGTTCCTTCCTTGAGACGATTGCCAGATCCTTCTCAAGCAAAGCAAGGATTCGCTCTTGTGTCCACACGATTCGCTGCTGCGAAGCAACGAGCTGGGTCACCGCGCCCTCGTTGGCCTCGACGCTACCCGTCGCCGCTTGCACGGCATTGCGAAGAGCATGGAGCGACTCCTTCAATGTCTTGCGATCCTCGTCAGCCGCCGCACGATCTGCGTCCATCCGCTTGAAGAGGTCGTCGCGGTCACGGTCGCTCCGTGCCACGATCCATTTCACGACCCATACCCCGCCGCCCACAAGCGGCGTGGTCATGGCGACCACGGTTTCCCATGAAAGGGTGACGACTTCGGGTGATTCGATGAACATGTCTAGTAGAGGTAGGAGCGGCGTTGCTGCTCTTTATTGATGCGAATGCCTAGGGAGGTTAGCGGTGCCTTGATGGCACCGTATAGGAACCCATCTTCACGCATCGTCTCGATAATCTCAACACCGCTAATGGGCAGGAAGTATTGCGACAGAGTCCAGATCTTTTCTGGATCAGCCCCGAACTTTCGCTCTTCACCAATGATGTTTGTGCCGGACAGGTAGTCAACCATGATGCCGATGGGCGGCGTGAACTTCGTTCTGGCGAAATCGGCAAGAACGTCATAGGCATCGTCTTGACCGAAACCGAGCTTGCCTCGAATGGGCACGATCTTTCCAGATCGAGTCATCTTCTGGCCGGAAGTCACTCGGGCCATCAAGGTCGCGAACTGAGCGAGCCCGCCCATGTAGTCAACCCTGACATCGCCAATCTGCATCTGGCCGAAGCTCGAGGAGCGCGGATCGTCGAAGAACTTGATCTCGTCCTCCTCGTCCATCGCCAGCGCGAACATGTAGGTGGCGAGGCGGACGGCTGCGTAGCCCATAGCCGCCTTGCCGTACATCTTCGCGATCTCCTTGCGGACAAACTTGGTGTTGCCCTTGTCGCCCGTGACGTTGAGTCCGGCGACCTTCAGCGGCATCAGGATGAGCTGGACTCGGGACAGGTACAGCTTCGGTGCCCACAGCGCGTAGCCCAAGAACTGAATCACGTTCGTGAACGCTCGGCGCGTCTGCATCTTGGTGGCGCGCTGGATGGCAGCATCGACGCTCTCAGTAACACCGCGACCTGTCGCAATGTTCACGAAGCCAGCGATGCTTCTGATCTCGTCCTTGCTCACGTCAGCAGGGGCGGACGAGACGATCGTATCGAGCTGCCACACTCGCTGCTGATTCAGATACAGGTTAAACGCTCGGTTGCTTCCGCGAATCATCGGGCCGATGAACGGCAGCTTTTCTGCGAGCCTCGAACGCAGCATCTCCTCTGCCTTCGTCGGGTCGCCATCAACCTCGCTCAGGTCGAGGCCGGAATCAGCGTATTTCTTATCGACGAAATCTCGCAGCTTGGCTTGCTCCGTCTGGAAATAGCTCTCAGACATGCCTGCCTTGATTGCATCGGAAATCCACTTGGGGGCGCGCTTCAGGTTTCCGATGGTCACGAACACGGACTGCGTGAACACCATCGAAAGGTCAAGCGATGCGCGCAGAGCCGTGATCAGGTCGCGTGAGGCGGCCAGAATCGTCAAGGCTTTCTGCAGGCGAGTCTTGTTTCGATCAATGATCTCTTGGTTCTTCTCGAGAGCTTCACGCTTAGCCGCATTGGCCTCGATGTCTGCCGCGATTTCCTCGGGGCTCTTCTTGCGCTCAGTACGCTTGGGAGCGTCGTAGGGCTTTCCGGTGGCGTCCATCTCTGCCGAGATGTCGAGCCACTTCTGCCGCTCCTTAGCCTTGCGCGCAAGGTAGTTCTTGCGAGCGCGATCCTCGGGCGACAGCTTCGGGTTCATCTCGGAGCGCATGGCCTCGGCTTCAGCCTCCAGCGCATCAAGTTCGCCGAGCATGCGCTTAGCTTCCGGACTCATCCCGACAAGAGCCTCGAGCGCTGCGCGCTTCTCGACCTTGTCGTTGAGAATCTGATCCTTCGTGCGGGCTACGCTGCGCTTGAAGTCGCGCTTCTCAATGCGCTTACGAAGAGCCTCGAGCCTACTCCGCATGATCGATTCAGCGCGGCGCAGGCGGCGCTCTGGATCCGTCTTGCGACGGGCTTCGAGCTGGGATTGGACCTCACGGACCTGATCTTGCAGTTTCTGAGCCTCGGGGCTCAGGGCCTTGAACGGATTCGCCGCCCTGAGCCTGTCCTCGGATGCCAATGTCTTCTGCAGATCTTCGAGCTTCTTCTCCAGCGCTTCGATCTGGTTGTCCTTGGCATGCAGGGCGTTATGAACTTCACGCTTAGCGGCAAGCTGCTCGCGAAGCAGCTTGAGCTCAGGGTCTGCCTCGATCTCCCGACGCCCTCGATTGAGCTTTTCCTTTGCCTCGATCGCGGCATCGAGATCGACGATCTCGTTACGCACTCGCGTCTTTGCAGCCTCGAGAGCGCCCTTGACGTTGTATTCGGACTGGGAGTTGAGGCCCTTCTTCTTGGCAAGAATCCTCCAGTCCCGCGTAATGCTGCGCTGCAGATCAGAAGGACCGACACGACCAATGCCAGTCAGCATGGGGGCGATGTCGGCCTGCACGTCTCGAAGCTTCGCAGACTCTCGGGTCTCACCGACAGACTGGGCGAGCTTGATCTCGGCCTCGTTCTTCGTCGGCGGCCTGTAGTCGCCATATCCAGAGAAGATGTCCGCCGTCTGCTCGATCGTGATCTCGGGCATCTGGCCAACGGTGCTCGAGTGCAGCTCGCTGACGATCGAGTGCAGCTCGCTGACGATCTGCTTGGAAGTGATCTCCAGATCTTCGTTGATCAGCTCCAGCGCGTACTTACGCATCAGCGAGCGCAGGCGGCGCTTCTCCCAAACTTCAAGATCGGCGTAGCCGCGATCGTTGACGATGTCGGACACGCGCTCGATGAAGACTTCGCGAGTGAACAGTTCTTCATCGAGCGGAACGGTTGGCCCGCCCTTGGAAGGCGTCTTCCGCGCAGGCTTCGGAGCCTCGGGCGTAGCCATCGACGGAGCGGCGGGAGTCTCGGCTCGGATGCGCTGCTCGATCTGCTCCACGATGGACTTGTCGATCGACCCTCCGGCGATCGTCCAGATTTGGAAGACGGATTCTGTCGCGCTCGAGAAGCCGCCAATGTACTTCAGCGTGTTGTCGATGAACTCATTGACGCTTAAGCCACGTTTCACATATGCACGCGCAAGTTCAACGTATGCTTGATCGAATACGTTCAGCTCATCTTCCCGTGGAGGAGCAGACGCAGTACCAGACTTGAGGTTGTCGAGTTTGCGTTTTGCGGCCATCAGGGCCGCTCGGATTATCGGGTCAGTAATGCCAAGAGCGTCTAGTTGTGCTTCATCGGATTGAGCGGGCGCAGCAGGCTTGGCGGGCGCAGCAGGCTTGGCGGGCGCAGCAGGCTTGGCGGGCGCAGCAGGCTTGGCTGGCGCAGCAGGCTTGCGAGCAGGACGAGCCTCAATCTCAGCCTTGAGAGCTGCGACCTCGTCCTCGAGGATGCCCGTGCGGAACTCCATCTCCGCTCGCAGTCGGCGCTCGAGCTGGGCCATCTCGGCCTGCTTGATCCGCTCGTAGGATTCCTTTGCTGCGGCCAGCGCCCTCGCGAGCTCAGCCTTGTAGACCTCCGCAGTCATGTTGTCGCGCACCTGCGCCAGCGCAGCCGTCGCACGCGCCTCCATGACAGCAAGCGAGTAGTCACGGTTGACCATCATCTTGCGGATGTTGAAGGCGCGGCCCGACTCCGTGCCGACAGCCTTCGTGACCATCCCGAACGTTTCGAGATCGTTGTTCGCGTCATCGAGAGCCGACTTCAGCTCAGGAGTCGGATCCTTGATGTAGCGGCGCATCAGGTCGTCACGCGAGTTCAACAGTCGGTTCAGCTCGAGCGCCAGAAGCGCTGTCTCCTGCGTCGTGGTCGGACGAGCCTGAGCAACGAGCTGCTTCACAAGCTCGGCACCGGAGTACGGGTTGCGCGAGAACTGAGCCATCGCAGCTCCAAAGCTCTCCTCCCACTTGATCGGCACATGATCCTCGAAGAACTCGAGGCCCATGCGACGGAAGAGTTCGCGCATCGAGGCGTTCTTGATGCCAACGGGGCCCGGCTCGATGTACATGCCGGAGTCGGCGTTCGTCACGACGCGAGTGGCGAAGTCGGGAACCTTGGCTTCCGATTCATCGGGCAACTCGGACGGCGGATCCTCTGGCGTTCCCTCGACTTCCTCGTCGGGATCGCGCGGCGGGGCGAAGAACCGCTCGGGGCCTTTAGCTGTGATTATTCCCGCCGACTTTGCGGCCTCATCTACCATCCTTTGCGCCGTCTCTATATCGCCAGCATTTGCGGCTTGAGCGGCATACAGACCTCCTGTTTCGATAGCCGGAGCTTCGACTGCGATGTTGTTGGGGTTGGCTGTCGCGATGGCGTTGGAGCCCTCGAGCACAGCTTCTAGAACGGAACCGGACTCCACGGGGATGCCGAGGATTTTGCCAACGGCATTCACGAAAGCTCGCCACGCGGAAGGCTTGCGAGCATCAGGATACTTGACGGTGTTCAGCCAGTTCTGGAACTCAACATCGGTGAGAGATCCAGCGATGAACTCGTCAACGTTCGACATGTAGTAGTTGAACGGACCTTTGAAGCGCGTCGAAAGCTCGGAGTTGATGGTCCCGCCCTGCAGGGCCGAACGATCCTCCGAAGGCATCTTCGCCTTCTTCGACGGAGCCTTCTTGCCGTGCTGCTTGACGTAGGCTTCCCAAGCGGCGACGTACGCCTTGAACACAAGGCGAGCGCCATCGGCCTGCTGGCTGGTGACGCCTTCAGGGTTCTTGGCACCGGGCTTGATCTGCTCGCGAACGCGAGACATGTACTCGCCGGACTCCATCTTTGGAGATCCGGAAGCGAGGTTGAACGCCGCGACCACATCGATCGTCACGCCGTGGGCGACTTCGTGAAGCACGACCTCCGTCGTCGAGTCACTCTTGAGTGACATCGGCTGTCCGATGTTGCGCGGCGTGTTTTCTCGGAAGTCCTTGCCGAGCGTGATCGACTGCTGCAGGCGATCGGATCCAGTCTCCAAGATCGCCGCCGCGATCGCGCCAAAGCCGGAGTCCTTGTCCGTGGACTCCGTGTTGATGACCTGCTGGAGGATGCCGCGAACGTCCTTGGTTCCCGCCGTGGAGTACCAATCGCCAACCCAGTTCTTGGCGCGATGGTCCGTCTTCTGCGGGGTCGGGCGGGGTTCGACGTACGAGATCTTCAGCTCACGGCGGAAAGCGTCCTCGACCGACTCTAGAGCGCCGCCGCCACCGAACAGCGATCCTTGGTTCTGCAGCTTGTCGTACGCGACCTCACCGATCGATGCCAACTTGGAGGCGAGCTCGGTGGGCTTGTAGCCCTCGATAGCCTCGGCAAGGATGATCGCGTCAGGATTGTTGCGCCATTGCTCCGTCCGCGCCGTGGGGTCGATGGGCGGCTGCCGCATCGTATCGCGAATAGTGACAATGCCCTTGCCGGACGACGCCTGAATCGAGTTCTTTGCCGCAATGGCATCGACGGCCAGAGACAGCGTCGGCGTGAAGCCTTCCCATGCGAACTTGATACGCATGATGTCGGGGAGTGCGCGCATCAGCTTCTGAGTCGTGTCCGGCGTCATCATCCGCATCGTCTGGATGTCGCCAGCAACGACAGCAAGGATCAGGCGCTCGATCTCCTTCGCCGCCTCGGGCGTGATCGACTGGTTCCCGCTGGGATCAGTCTTGATCATTCTGACCGCTTCGTTCGGAGTGATCGCTCCAGAGTCGGACAGAACCTTGATGATCTCGGAACGCGAGCCCTTGTTATCCAGAGCTGTGGCAAGCGTCCCATCTCCGATTGCTCGCGAGATCGCAACGGCAGCAGAGAAGTCAATCTTGGACGCTCGGCTCAGAGCCATCGACTCGGGCGTCGTGGTCGCCATCGTGCCGATGTTGAACGAGCGAGAAAGTTCGCCGGGCTTGCCAGCCGTCTCGAAGCTGATGCGGCGCACCAGCACCGGGTTCTTCATCGCCGCGACCTTGGCCGAGTCGATGCCGAATCGAGCGGAGTTGTCGATGACGTACTGACGAAGCCTCTGCGCGTTCGCTTCAGGGTTGCTGTTGGCAATCAGGACCGAAGGACGCTGCCCCTCGGCCATGCCATAGGTGATCAGCATCGCCATCGAGCGGCGGTTGCCGGACAGAACGGAGTTGTCCGGAGCCAAGATGGGAGCGCCCTCGGTCGGGACTTGGATGTCCGTGACGACGCGCTCTGGCGTCATCTGGTTTCCGGAGATGCCAGCGACGAGGTTCTGCAGCTCGGGGTCGTTCTTGTAGTCGCGCGCCGCTTCGTTCTTGTCGCCCAGAGGGTTCGGCTTGAAGTCCTCGAACGGAAGGTGGCTGGGCTCGAGCTCAGAAGCCTCAATGATCTCCCACTCCGCATCGAGGCGGCGGTTGTCGGCCATCAAGATCGAGGTCTTGCTGCCAACCAAACCACGGGGACGCTCTTTGTTCCATCCCGATTCGGAAGGCTCCTTGGGCCTCTTCGCCTTTTTAGGCTTTAGAGGTTTCGGAGTCTCCACAGCCGGAGGTTCTTCGGGCTGCATGCCCTCGATGACCTTCGCGGCCCCACGCTTGCCTTCTTCCTTGGATACGACCACGAGGGTCGGCGCGACATCATCGACCTTAGAGAAGGGATCCTCTTCGAGGTCGAAGTTCTCGAGGCGCTCGGCTTCCTTGAGCGTGCTCCCGTACACAGCCGCGCCCATGTCGGCCATTCGACCGCCGACTCGCGCTGCAAGCTTGCGTTCATAATCGATCTGATCGTTGAACAAGAAAACGATCTCTGCCTCAGACCGCAGACCGTATCGAGCGTTGCGCTGCGCGACCTGCTTAACCTGCGTCGCTGTCCACGGCATGTTGATGACGATCTGCGTCGAGGGATGGTTGCCAACCTTGTCGTGCAGCGACAGGCCAGTACCACCCTTCGCCATCGTCGCGATAATCACGCGCTTTCGGCCTTCCTTCCAGTCGGCAAGGTTTTGCGCGGCCTGCGATTCACCAACATCGCCGTGGAAAAGCGCGATATCCGAAATGCCAGCGGATTTCAGTCGATCGGAAAGCTCAGTAGGAGTTGATGGTAGTTCAATTTTAGACAGTCCGGTCATCGCCCTGTAGTTGAGGAAAATCTCTACGACGCCCTCTGGTGGGAGCCCGTAGTCCTTTCGCTTTGGAATATCGCGCATCATCATTTTTGCCATAGCCTTTTCGGCTCGGTATTCCGCTTCGCGCTCTTCCCATTTGTCGATGTCAATCTTTCGATCTGCCTTCGTCTCAACAAACAGGATCGCAAACCTTCCACGGCGCACGGCAGAAATGGCTTCGTTCGCGGCGCTTTCTATCTTCGACGCTTCGAGCACTCTTTTCTGATAGTTGCTAAACCAAGCTCTAACTACGTTATTTTTAGGCTTGCTGTCGTCCTTGGGATACGTCGCTGCGTATGCCTCTGCAAGGTTGTTGTACAGGATCTTGATTTCGTCGGGGATAGGGACAGTAGCCATTCGGCTATCAACCATCCCAGCCGGAAGCCTAATTGGCCGCGTCGTGAACACTCCCTCGCGAACAAAAAAGTTTCTGGCGGCAGATGCGTTTGCGTCAGAGGTCGGTCCACGGTTCCACTTAAGTGATTTACCTGAGACCACAGCTCCATACGCCTCAGCGAATATACGGAAGCCGCTGTCCTTCTCAGTTTTGAAAGGATCGAAGATTCCGGTAGGCTTAAGATAGGCCGACTGAACCGGGTTCTCGAACGGAGTTGCGCTTGAGAAGATTGTGAACTTCGAGTTCTCGATAATCTTCCTTGCAGCCTTTGCTTGCTGCGACCCACCTTCATCTTCGTCGTCCATGTTCTTGATTTGATGCGCCTCATCAAAAATAAGCACATCAATTGGTCCGACGGAGATTACCTCATCAATGTTATCCCTGATGCCGGGGTAGGTGACGAACTCTACGTTGCCAGCGTCAAACGGAGACAGGTCGTCCTTGTTCTGGCTAATCAGTTCGTTACGCAGGGTCACATAGACGATGCGCTTTTTGCCGGGAGTCTGCCGCAGCCGCTTGTTGAGTTCCTGAATCGCCCCGCCTAGGACGAACGTCTTTCCAGATCCGGGGTCGCTAGCGAGCAGGAACATCTTCGAGCCGTTGTCATATGCCGAAGCAATTCTGGCAACGTCTTCTGCCTGCTCAGCTAGGACGAAGTCGGGGATTCCGAAGGCGGCTCCTCGATTGAGGACAGATCGAGTATCGTCTCCGATGATCTCTCCAATAGGGCGATCAAGTCTTGATCTGTCAGGTCTCTGCTCAGCAGCTCGGCGCAATTCTCCGATCTCAATATCGCGTGCACTAAGCCGTCTGCGACCTTCGGATCCTTCAGCAGTTCCTGCAGCTCCTTGCTGCTGATCCCGCGCGGCTGCGATTCGGTCGGCAAGTTTTGCTGTGACGGCCTCGAGGGCTGCTTGGGCATTTGACTCTGGAGTCTTCCATCTCTTTGCATTGGGATCCCACCTGAATCCGGCTTGGCGTATTGCATCTTTGTGATCGAATGTTTTTCCGTGTAAGAGGATCGACCCATCGGAGACATCAACCTTGATCCCAAGAACGCTCAGGTCGTCTCGAGCCTGATCTGTCCCCTTGGGCTGTTCTGCGCCCTGAACGGGCTTGGGGGTCTCAACCGGAACCGTCTGCGGCGGTAGGCCGCTTGTGGTCTGCGGCTCGAATGCGGGCCCCGGAGCCGGAGCGGGCGCAGGCGCGGGCTTGGGCGCAGGCGCGGGCTTGGGCGCAGGCGCGGGCTTGGGCGCAGGCGCGGGCTTGGGCTTGGGCGCAGGCGCTGGAGTGGGAGCAGGCTGCTGGGGCGGGGTTACGGTCTTCGGTCCACCACGGAGCCGCTTAACCTCACCCTCAATCTGTTCAATGCTACGGATCGTTCCGCTCGAGATGCTCGGAAGGATCTGATCGGCAAGGTCAGGGTGCGACTCCTGAGCGTACTTCTGAAGGCGAGTCTGCAGTTCCGTGGGAGGCTTCGCAGGCTTGCCCGCAGGCGGCGCGACGGTCTCAACCGTGGTCGGCGCAGGGGCCGAGACGGGTGCCTCAGTCTTGGCGCGCTGCTCCATCTGCTGCCGCGCGCCCTGCATGAGCGATACGGACTCGGGGCTCGTCTCGTAGGTCAGGAACGGAGACTCGCCTCGGTTGATGTCCGAACGGAACTGCTTGAACGTCCGGCGGGCTTCAACCGTGTTGGCAACATCACCAAAGCGCTCTCGGTAGAAGTTCCAAGCCGCCTGCGCTTCGACCTTGGACTGGACGTTGCCCTTGTCGATCTCCTGCAGGACTAGGTCGCTAATCTCAGAGGTGCCCAAACCGCTTGTTCGGCTGAAGTCCTCGGTCGAAAGGTCGCCCGTAACGAAAGCGCGGATATCGTCGAACTGCCGCTGCTCCGGATACTGGATGATCTCCTGCGGCTTCCCAGCCTGCGCCTGCGGCCTCTCAGCGCGTGCGGCGGCAGGGGCTGCAGGCTGTTCAGCCTGAACTTTGGGAGCCTCCTGCGCGGCCTCCGGCTTGGGTCTGGGCTGCGCCAAGATGTCGGCGGCCAGATTGACTCGGCTTTCTCGCGTCTCAGCGGGCGACGGGGCGCGGGAAGGAGTGGGGCGGGCCTCTTCTGCCGGAGCGGCTTCCTCTACGGGAGCAGCCTCTTCCGTCGGAGGCGCAGCCTCTTCCTCCACAGGCGCGGCTTCCGGCTCAGGGACTTCAGCCTCTTCCTCTGGCTTGACCTTAGGCTGCCATCGGATGCTGTTGATCGTGCCGTCATTCTCGGCCTCGAGGATCAACTCCTGAATGTCCGGCGGCGGTTCGTCACCCTTGAGCTCGTAGTACTTGGAAACGCCGCCAAGCACCGCGCCCGTGATGAACGCAGGGAACTGGTTGTTGCGGAGGAGGGACTCCGCGATGGGGACGTACTGCCCTTGGTTGATCAGGGTTCCACGGATGTTGTCCATCCACAGTTCCTGCAAGGTTTCCGCCGCAACCTCTTCACCACCTTCAGCAAGAGACTGCAGGAGGACGGGCCAGAACTTTCCGCCAGAGCGGGCGTTGACTCGACCGAGGAATCGAGAGGCCTGATCACCGATCGGGATCGACTCGAACCATCCGGAAGGCGCAGCCTCGACCGAGAACTTCAGAGCCTTCGAGTAATCAGGCTTTCCGCCCTCGGTCTTGAACTTCTCGAGGCCCTCCGTGTACGCAGAGGTGACCGCGCTAAGCTCACCAAGCTTCGCCGCAGAAATACGCGCAAGGATGTCGCGGGTGCCCTCTTGAAGAGCGGTTCGCGAGCCAAGGATGTCAACGACCTCGCCGCCGACCGAGACCTTATCGGGAACGACGTTGATCGCTCCGGCCTGCGAGCGCGCCTCAAGATACGGAACTAGGTTGCCGCTGCGAGATGTGACGGCCCTTCCGGGAACCTCAGAGATTCCCTTCTCAAGAAGGTTCGCGGCTCGGCGGCTGGCTCGGGCTTCTCCAACGAAGCCGCCAATGGCTTCGATCGGTCGAAGGGGACCACGGCCAAGCGCGTAGGTCTCCACAAGGAACGGCACAGTTCCGCCGAGAGCATCGCCAATCTGTGCGAGCGTGGATACCTGATCGATCGGCTTGCGCGGGATGATGTTCTCCGCTTCTTGGACATCGCGAAGCCGAGCGTTCGCGTAGTCCTCGAGGGAAACAATGTCCAGCTCGCCAACGCCGGGACGCTGCGGAGCGCCTTCCTTCGCAGCGGCGGTGTTCAGCCGAGAGATCTCATCGTTCGCAGCGCGTCGATACTGCTCATGGATGCCGAGCAGGCCCCTATCGCTGAGGATCTGACGGAACTTAACTTCGACTGCGCGCGATTCGGCATCTTCAGCCGAAACTGGCTGATCCTGCGAGGGGCTTACGTCGTAACCGAGAGCGACCCTATTCGGAAGATTGCCCGTAGCGCCGCGAGTGCGCTCAAACCACGGAGTGCCAGCCTGCTCTTCCTTGACAGCCTTGTAGGCGTCGCTTCGAGCTCGGGTGAACTCGGATGCGTACTGCTGGAACTCCTCTAGGTCATCCGCAAAAGCCTGCTGCGCCGTGGTGCTGATTGCACCTCCGGGGATCCGGGCAAGCATGCGAGTGACGGCTTCGCCCCACGTCGGCTCCAGCTTCGTTTCAGGAGCCTTCTGAGCAGGCGGATTGAAGTATTCCTGCAGATCCTTGTAGCGCTCGCCGCGCTTCCGATCTTGCTCCAGCAGACTCTGGACGAACGGGTCCAAGTCTTCCGCGCCGGAAGATACTGGCTGGCTGGGCTTCTGCTGCCCAAGGATCTTCGAGACAAACGGATCGAGATCTGAAGATTGGTCGCTCTGAGCCATCTTGCGAGAGTCTATTTCCTGTTAGCTGCCTCCGCAAGCTGCTTCAGAATCAGTTTCTTGCGCTCCTCGGGCATGGCATCGAACTCTGCCTGCTGCTCAGGTGTCAGGTTCAACATGCCGCTTTCGAGCTTGGAAAGCTCCTCGCTCTTGCCGACGACTGACTCGGCAGAACGCCTAGAAATAACAATGTCCTTTGCGATCTTTTCTGTCAGCCTAGAAAGGACTTGCTCGTCGGACAAAGAGGCGTACTCTTCCGGCTGCTGTTCCCTGAGATATTGATAGTATTCCTTGCGAGTTTTAATGTTGCTGTTCGCTTGAGCATTAGCCTTGTAAAGATCATCGATTTGCTTCGCGGCCTCCTTGTAAACGTCTTCCGATAGCTTCCCGACCCTCGCGGATTCCTTCTCGGCGGTTTCTTGGGCCTGCTTCTCGGTCGCCGTCTGGCGCGCTTGGTTGGCCCTGATTTCGGCTTCGGCCATTCCAGCAAACGAGCCCGCCATTCGAGCGCTGGCCTGCTCCCTAGCGACCGCCTTCATACGGGCGTTGTCCTGCTCGTTCTGCAGCATCTGCGCGAGCTGCGACTGAGTAACCCAGACCTTCTGGTCCGCAGCTCCGGCCTCACCCTTTACCGTATAAGGGACGTATCCGTTGGCAAACTGCGTCATGTCAGCGATGGCCTGCGTCGGATCGACCTTGCTGCCCCTGAACATCAGGGATCGCTGGATGGCCTCGATTGCTGCTCGATTGGGATGGTTGTCCCATTGCCCACCAGCCTTCAAGCCATTTACAACGCCAGCCGCCTGCTCAAGCGCTGCGGGGAGTTGGGCAATCCGGAACTCCTCCGTCTCGATCGCATCGCGCATGGCGGCGACTTCGTTGGCGAGGAGCTTTGACTCTTCGTACTGCTTGTCGGGGGTCAGGGACGACAGCATGTCGAAGCGTCGTCGCATGTCCTCCATCTGAGGCTTGTACTTTTGCGACAACCCGTTTTGGTTGTAGTCGAGCGCCATGTCGCCAAAAGCCGACTGGGCACCCTCGACGGAAGCGCGCAGCTTGCGGTTGCGGACAACCTTATCCAAGCCCTCCAAGTACTTCGGCTGGAGATCCGCCGGGAGCGTCTTTGCGTAGTCGATGCCACGCTGGTACTCAGCGTCGATCGCTGACTCGTCGATGGCACCTCCCTTGGTGAACGAGCCCCAGTTATCACCGTAGCTATCAGCGGTCTTCGGAGTCGGAGCTGCCTGCAGTTCCGCTAAGTTGACAGCCGCTTCTGCGCCCTTTACGCGCAGATCATCGGCCATAGCTCGGTCGGACTGACGCCATCCTTGCTCTTGGCGAGCCCAAGACTGGCGCTCGGATGCCATCTGCATCGACTGCTCTTTAGCAGCCATGTCCTGCTTGAGAGCCTGCTCCTCGAGACCAGCTCGTTTGAGCTGAGTGCCAGTCATCAGGCCCTTAATGATCTTGTCATCAAGCCCGCTCCATGCATCCATCGTCTGCTGGAACGGAGCAGTTTGCTCTTGCTGTTGATTGAAGCGGGGAATGATCGGCATGGCTTAGCTCGTACGGAAGGACTGATACACGTTGGCAGGAGACTGCGATTGAGATAGCCAATAGGCATTTGCGGCAGCGCCCGGGCCTGCGGCGGGTGCAGCGCCGCCGCCCATCATCGCGCTCATCCCATAGAACTGTCCGAAAGTACCTAGCGCCTGTCCAAGGGTTTGCCCGAAAGCAGCCGTACTGCTGAACTTCGCAGGCTTGTCTCGCAGCAGGTTGATGTAGTTCTCCATCGTATTCTGCTTGGCCCCGTATGCAGAAGCTTGGTACGAGCCAAGAGACTGCAGGGCTGACGACTTCGCCATCGCCTGCTGCTGCGCTAGACCAGCACGCATCTGCCCGACCTGCGCGTTCACGTTCATAAGATTCCGCGACAGATCGCTTGAGATACCTCGCTGTGCGTTGTCGAAAGCCGTCGTACCGTACAAGCCTCGGCTGATCATCGACTGCTGCATTCCAGCCGTCGCCTGCTTCGCTTGACCAAGCGCAGTTCGACGCGCTGCGGCTCCGATGCCGCCAAGATTCCTCGCTGCTTCCGCATAGCCCTGATCGATTGCTCCCAGAGCGCCCTGCATGCTGCGCTCGCCTCGGGTGAGGTAGGAGTTGGGGTCATTCATAAAATCCCCGTAGATACCAAGAGCCTGTTTGTGCAAGCCCCGTTGTTCCGCAGCGCGTTTCTTAGCTGCGCTAGAGCCGAGCAGGCCACCAAGAATTTGACCTCCAGCGGCCAATCCACCAGCAATAAGGAACGGCATAACTATCTCTCCGTGAAGTTGAACTGCCCGTGGAGCGTCACACCGGACGACGACACGGACTTGTGAAACATATGCAGGTTCGCGCCCGTGTAGATCTTCACGCCGGGCGACGGGAACACATACTCGTAGCCGTTGTTGACCACGTTGTTCGTGAAGCCGCAGATGGGACGTGCCACGATCAGCGAGATCGAGCCAGCTCCAAGCGAGGTGTTCAGCGTGATGCTCTGGATCGACTGCACGCCATCATCGCCAGCAGCAAGCTGGAACCAAACCACGGTGCCGATGACGGCTGACGGCGGGATCTGGTCTCCAGCCGTAGCAATTAGCGTGGCCGTGCGAGATCCCGTGCCGCCCGAGTTGGTGTAGGTGATCGTGGAGTTGCTGATCGCAGCAGCGTTCGTAGACGCAGCCGTGAACAACATACCGATCATGCAACCCTCGCCATTCACCGTGCCGTTGATATCGCGGGCAGGGAAGGCCACCGAGTTCACAGTCTGCGACGTAGTGGTTGTCACGACCAATCCCGTGTTCACCCAGAGGATGTCCATGAGCATCGGGAAGCAGGTCGCCTGAACCGTGGTCAGCGCACGGTCCAAGTAGATCGTTCCAGTCGGAGTCCACAACGGGACGCAACCTGTGTCCGCAGCCGTCATGCCATTCGTGGCTCGACCTGCTACGCCGGGTGTGCCGGGGCTCCACGCACCCGGCATACCGTTGTCCTTGGCGAACGAGTACCAGTAAGACGTACCTTCGCTTGCCGTGCCCGTCTTGTAGTAGTGGATCGGGCGCGTGCCCGACACCGCCTCCTTCTCAGGGTTCGCGGTACGGATGCGGCCTTGCGCGTCAAACACGTTCCAGCCGCGCCCGTCCACATACTGAGCGGTGTGGCTTGACTCCAACAGCGCCACGAACACGACGTACTCCGTGCCGCCGACATCCTTCTTGACTTTGATGGTCTGGGATGCGGTGTTCTTGTTCGTGACCGACACCTGCTTGATCTGCCGCTGCGTCGAAGCAGCAGGAGCAGCCGCGATGGTGGTCGTGGTAGCCGAGGCTACGTTCCCCTGATTAGATCCCGGAGCGATGTCCGTCGTCGTGATATCGACGTAGGAGCAGGTCCAGTCCGTCGATGACGAGGTGCTGGTTTCCAGCTCAAGCGAATGATTTGTGCCAGTCAGGAGGATCATATGCGGAGGCTGACAATCCTTTGGATAGATCCTACAGAACCGCCGCCGGACACGGTAGCCCAAGTCTGGTCGCCGCGCAGGTATGTCGAGGCACTAGCCGTGCCACTCGCGAGGTACTGGGTGCCGATGAGGTTGGGCACATCGTTCGTTCGGCCCGGACCCATGACGAGGATTTCTCCAGTATTAGCATGGACCCTAAAGACTCTGGCGATGTTCTGCACCAGATCGGTAGAGGCAGTCGGTCGCGTGGGCGTGAGCCCGCCTCCGGGTGCGACATACAGCGGTGAGTTGATGGTGTACGAGCCCGTGTCAAGGCCACGAATCACACCCAAGGCGACGGCGAAGCCCTCGCCATTATTCAGCAGCTCGGCCTCTAGCAAACCGATGGCGGGCATCTTTCCGGACACCGAACTGTCCGAGGCGGACACTTCTACCTCGCCGCTTGCCCCGACCGCCCCCGTCACGTACACAGGGTACGCCTTCGGGATCGTCGAGCCGCTGGTGTTCTTGACGGGGAAGCGGACGCTCTCAATGTGCGCCCAAGTGCGGTCCCCGCGCAGGAAGGTGCTGTCATCCGCCGTCCCAGAGCCCAGCATCGCATCCGTGATAGTCAGCGAGCTAGAGTTGACCGTCCAAGTGGACCCGTCATCGGACACGGTGATCCCACCGTAGTCCTTGTCCGCCACGGACATTTCGTAGATGACTTTGTCGCTGGACGGAATGTCCGCTTGGCGGATCGTTACGCTCGACGTAGGCGAGAGGTCGATGCCGCCACGGTTCGCGATAACCGTTCCAGCGGTGGATAGAGCAATCGAACCTGCTCCCGTTCCGCCAGAACCACCACTAGTCGCACCAGTCGTAGAAGTGGCCGAACGTGACTCAGCAGCTTGGATACGGGCGTTTCGCTCATAGCGAGGGTCATCATAGGCATACCCTCGAGCTATGTTGCTAACGCGCCCGATCTTCTTGCGAGCCACTACGGAGCCACCCTTCGGCCAGAGTCGATCGTCTCGATCTTGCCCGACTCGTAAGCCCAGCGCTGGCCGTATAGGGCTCCGCGCAGGCGCAGCCAGCAGTAAGCCCCACGGACACCGATCATCTTCTTCGGGTTCTGTCCGGGACCAAGCAGGGCGCTTTGCTGCGGATCCCCAACAACGTCCGGAGTATCGCTTGAGAACAACTCCACCCAGCATCCGCCTTGATCGCGGGCAAGCGTGATCTTGGGGTTGCGGATTCGGAGGGACTGAGAGCCCGTATAGAACGGCCCGATAGTGACGTAGCTATCGATGACGTATCCGTCGTCCGTGGCGGCGTCTCGGCTGGTGTAGCGCACCACACCGTCTTGGCATCCGATGGCGACGACTCGGTCATCGGCAGCGTCTCCGTCCATCACCGCGACAGCAGTCGGGCTCAGATTGACATTGGAGAAGCGATCAACCCACCACGCGCCCGTGCGCTTCTCCCAGCACCAATGGTCAACGGACCCGACGTTGACATCGTAAGGCATCTGGTAGACGTGCAGGCGGTGCTCCGCGTCGTCCCACACCATGCCGATGTAGTGCGTCTCGAGGTCAACCTCGGACAGGCGTCGGTCGATGGACTGCGTGCTGATGCGCTGCGGGTGGTTCGAGATGCGATCGGATTGCCCGCCCGGAGCCATCGCGTAGACGCCGCCACGCGACCCGTAGAAGTACAGAACACCGGAGGAGTCCTTGCACCAACCAGTCCCGAAGGCGATGCCCGTGACATCAGACAACATCGCGATCACGCCGCCAGCCATCGGGTCGCCCCACATCATGTGAATGCTGTGGTCGCCGCCGATCATCATGCGTTCGCGATCGTATGGGATCAGACAGTTGATGATGTCGTGGTTTCCGCCAATGACGCTGTTGTTGCCAGAAATGGCCTGCGTCTCGAGCGGGCCGTCCGGAGGGAATTGATCCCAGTCGGTCGGGTCTCCGACTGCGCTCATGTGCCAGTTGTGAGGATCGTCAGGGCCTCTGGCGAGAACCATGCGGCCACGCCAGAAGGTCATAAGTCGGCAGCCTTCAGGGATTCGGCCAGCTTTGGAAGACACCCACGGCTCAACCGTGTTGGTCTTAGGGTCGTAGACCTTGTAGGTCAATCCATCGGTCATGTAGACCTTGGAGAAGGCCGTGACGCAGGTCGTAAACCGAGAGTCAGGGTCAAACGCATTCGCTCCCGTAGGGACGGGGGTCACCGATGTCGTGTCAAACGTGTAGACGTTTCCGTCGCACACTCCGACCCAAGTTATGTTTCTGGCGTTTGTGCTTGCAGATACTTCGGACTGCACAAGATCGACGTAGTGAAGCGTAGGCTGCTCAGCATCTGGATCAATTGTGGCAGACTGGGTGCCGACCACGATGTTTTCGGGAAGTGTGATCGTGTTTGCGTTCCCGGTGTAGTCCCGATCGGTCTTGTCGATGGCAACGCAGCGCGCAGAAATGACCTCGCTCAGATAGGTACTACCTCCGGTCTGGTATCGGAATACCTCGTTCAACGTCG